GGCACCGTCAACACCGTCGTCGTCGCGACCGGCGCCGCCGCCGGCACGCTCATCGGCACCGCCCTCACCACCGCCACCGCGCCCAACAAGGTGCGCTTCATCGGCCGCGGCTGATACCCGAGAGGAGATAGTCCATGCCTGGCACCTACCCGGCAGCGGCGCCCGTCCTCACGGGCGATTCGCTGGCCATCAGCCGGTTCCTGCAGTCGCCGACGATGCTCACGCGCCGGCTGCGCAACTTCAAGGATCTGCGGTTCGTCTCGGACCAGATCCTGACCCAGCGCTTCCGCTCCAGCGGCGGTGCGGTCCTGTACGAGCAGACCGAACCGTTCGTGACCGACCGCACCGTCACCGCGGTGTCGGCCGGTTCGGAGTACCCGTTTGCGAACCTCCCCACCGGTACGGCATCGGTGGCAGCGGTCAGCAAGTGGGGCCAGAAGGTTCGCCTCACCGACGAGGAAATCAACCGCAACGTGTACGCGGGTGCGGCTGTGGACCGGACTCTGCAGAAGGTCGTGAATTCGATCATCTCGCAGGTCGATTCGGTGACCATGTCGGCGATCGGTTCGGCTCTGGCCGACACCGCCACGCTCGGCAAGTGGGACGCCGGTTCGCCGAAGATCCTCAACGACATCCTCAACGCCCGGCGCATCATCCTGGCCCGCAACCTGGGCTACAACCCGGACACCATCGTGGTGTCGGACCTGGGCTACATGTCGATGATGACGGACACCGTCATCGCGACCCTGTGGCGTCGGGAGACCACCGACAACCCGGTGTACTCCGGGCAGGTCGAGCAGATCGCCGGCATGAAGGTCATCGTCACCCCGAACCTGCCGGTGGCGACGTCCTGCTTCGTGCTGGACTCCACGCAGCTCGGCGGCATGGCCGACGAGATGGAGTCCGCGCCGGGCTACTCGGTGTCGGACATGGCCGTGTCGGTCAAGTCGATCCGCATCGACGAGAACGACGCGTGGGACCTGCAGGGTCGCCGCATCACCGTCCCTGTGGTCCGGGAGACCGGAGCCGGGCAGGAGATCACCGGGGTGACGTCGTGACCGACGCCTACCGGGTCGTGAGCCCGTACGTGACGCTGAAGATCCTGGACCAGAACACCGGGTCCTGGACCACCCGCGGATTCCACGCGGGCGGCATCCTCCCCGCCGACGCCAACGTGGAGGACGTCGAACGGCTCCACCGCAAGGGCATGCTCGAGAAGCTCGCCCGCCCGGAGGCGAAGCAGGTCGACCAGCAGCGGGCCGAGGAGGAGAAGGCGGCCGAGGCGGCGCTGAAGCAGGCCAACGACGACGCCCAGGCCGCGTCCAAGGCCGCAGCGGACGAGGCCAAGGCCCCGCCCAAGGCGACCGGCTCGAAGAAGGACGCGTAACCCATGGCGGCCGGGGACCTGTTCGATCTCGCCGATCTGCCGAGCTGGTTACAGGTCCCCGCCGTCGACACCGAGACCGCGACCCGGGTCCGGCGGTGGGCGTCCGGCTGGCTGTCCACCGCCACCGGCATCACCGTCTGGCCCGACCCAGTCCCGGACCAACTGTGGGCGTGGGGCATCGAACTCGCCGGGATCGCGTTCCGCAACCCGTCGGCGAACTCCTCGGAGTCCCTCGACGAATACTCGGTGTCCTATGGAGACAGCGCGCGCCGCAAGGAGATCCTCGACGCGGCCCGCCAGGCCTACGGGGCCGGGTTGCCGCAGTTCTCCTTCCCGGCCGTCGACTGGCACTGGGACGTCGTACCCACCGTCTCGCCGATAACCCAGTGAGGTAGAAGACATGGCCACCATTGTCAGCGTCGGTCTGCTGGTCAACGGGACGGGGAACCTCTGCACCGCCCAGACCGGCAACGGAGCGACGACCAACATCATCGACCGTGGGCTGAAGCTCGGCCTGTGCACTGGGCCGGCGCTGCTACGGATCGTCACGACCGTCGGTGCTACACCGACGTGCACGTACCTGGTGGAGGGCTCAGCCAACGGGACGGACTGGTCGCCGGCCATCATCGCCGACTCCGCCACCCCGACCACGTTGAGCTTCGCCACGTTCGTCATCACCTCGGCGACCACGGTACTGAAGCTCATCCAGGCCAACCAGCCTTTCAGGTTCTTCCGGATGACGCTGTCGAGCAACACTAACGTCACCTCGACCGCGGACCTATGGACGTTCTGATTCTGCCGCCAGCCCCAACCACGCGATAAGGAAGTAACCCTGATGTCCAAGGCCGGATATTCGGCACCAGCCGCTACGGCGGCCGCGCTCGCGGCCGCCACCGCGAAGAGCATCATCGGCGTCGCCGCCCCGGCCCAGTTCGGCGTGGACCTCACGAAGATCCGGGTGTCGTTCGACGGCGCCACCAGCACGGCCGTCCCGGTCCGGGTGGAGCTGTGCCAGGCCACCTTCGCCACGAACGGTCCCGGCACGAACTCGACCTCCATCACCCCGGTGCAGGTGTACGGGCGCACCATCACCGCCGGCTTCACCGCGGCGTCGAACTGGACCGCGGAGCCCACGGTGCTCACCGTCATCGACGCGTGGACGCTGGCCGCCTACGGCGGGCTGGTGGTGTACGACATCCCGTTCGCGACGACACCGGACAGCGCCGTGTCGACCGGATTCGTCATCCGCTGCACCGCCCCGGCGATTGTGAATGCGACTGGCTCCATGTGGTTCGAGAGGTGCTGACGTGAGCATCGGCTATCCGATCACCAAGGTCGACCTCGACAACCGGATGGGCGGCATGGTCGTCGCCCTCCGCGACGCGTTCGACGCGGTGGTCCTGTTCAAGGCCTCGCTGCTCGACGACGCGACCATGCTGCCGGATGCGACGCTGACGGCGCTCGGCTACACCGGCAGCAGCTCGAGCGGGGAGATTCAGCAGATCCGCAACGCGTTCACATCGTTGTCGTTGCTGAACACGGTGTCCCGCGGCGGTTCGACGGTTCCGTCCGTCGTGGACTTCTGGTTCGACGCAAAGCACCTGGCGAACCTCAACTTCCACTGACGTCCGGGGGTTGAGCTGTGGCTCTCGCCATTGATGCCTCGACCCCCGTCATAGCGGTCAACTCCAGCACCACCGTCGCGACCGTCACGACGGCCAGCTTCACCCCGCCGGCCGGGGCGTTGCTGCTGATTCGCTGGGCGGGCGACACGGCGACCAGCCCGCCGTCCGCGCCGAGCATCACCGACAACCTGGGCGTGCATCTCACCTACACGCTCACCGACTGGCAGTCCAGCGCGGACAGCCCGACTGTCAACGGTCAGGCCGCGACCTGGTGGGCGGTCGTCGGCTCGAGCGCGGCGATGACCGTCACCGTCACGTCCGGAACGGCTTCCGGGCACCGGGCTTCCGCCGTCCACGTCACGGTCATCACCGGGCAGGACACGGTCACGCCGGTCGGGGCGCACGGCAAGTCCGGTTCGGCGTCCGCCGCGACGATCGCGCAGACGTACACAGCCTCGGCCACCGGCGGCCAGGGTTTCATCATCGAAACCGACTGGGATGCGCTGGGCACGGCGACGGCCGGCACCGGCTGCACGACGACAAACGGCGGCGCGAGCACGATCGCCGGCCAGATCAGCTATGCGTTCATCCGCCGCACCAGCGCTGACGACAGCGCCGGTGCGGGTAACACCCTCAACGTCACCCTGCCCGGCACCAGCACGAACCTGTCCTGGGCCTACGTCGAGATCAAGCCCGCGGCGACCGTCACGGACACCCCGGGCCGGGCCGTCGTCCTCACCGCCACCCGCCCGCCGGCCGGACCGGTGTCGCTAGTCAGTCAGATGCGGGACGTCACGCCGATCGCCGCGATCGACACCCCGCCCCGCGCGGCGATCATCGCCACACCTCGGCCCGGCTCGGGGCCTGTGGCGATCACGTCCCGGTCGACCGCCGACCCGATCGGCTGCCCACCCCAACCGTCCATCGTGGCCAGCCCGAGCCCGCGCCGCGGTCCGACGTTCATCACCACCCGGTCGATCGCGGACACCCCGATCGCCGCCGGCGACAGCCCAGCCCGGGCGCTCGTCAGCGCCACACCACCGCCACGCCCCATCGCGGTCGTCATCACCACCCGGATGGCTGCGGACCCGGCCGTTGTGGTCGCGGACACCCCACCGCAGACCTTCGTCATCGCCGTGCCGGCCCGACGCCAGTCCACCCCGCCGATCGTCCTCCGGCCGTGGGTCGAAGAGGTCGGCCCGGACTCCACCTTCGTCGTCGCCCCGCAGCCACCCCGCGGACGCGGCTTCCTGGCCACGTTCAGCACCCACACCGACGCGGACGCGTGGCCCAACACGCTCGTGGTGGCCCCACGGACCCGGCTGTCCGCGCCAGCGCCGATCCTCAGCTCCAGCAGGGCCGACCCGCCGGTTGTCGTACCCGGCGCAGCGATGCCGGTGGCGTACGTCATCGCCGCACCGCGGACCCGCAGTCCCGGATCCATGTTCAGCGGACAGGCGTTGTTGGTGGCCGACTGCCACCTGCCCCGCCCCGACACCGGCGACACCAGCCGCCCCGGCGCAGGCCTCACCGCCCGACCGACCGGAGCCACCAGCCGACCGGGCACCGGCCTGACCCTGCGCCCCGATTCAGGGGACACCGACAACCCCTGCTGAGGAGGTCGCTGTGGGCCGCGAGAACGTTGTCCTGGCCGGCCGGGCATTCCTCACCGCCAGCCTCACCGAGACCTGCACCATTCAGCACCCGACCGGGCCGGGTACCACGAACCCGGTCACCGGTCAGGTCGCACCTCAGCTGACGACCACGTACACGAACCAGCCGTGCAAGGTCGGCGCGATCAACCCCACCAACGACGAGGTGGCTGCGTCCACATTGGTCACCCTGTCCCCGACGATCACGTTCCCCGTCGAGGTCACCGGGCTGTCGGATCAGGACGTCATCACCATCACCGCGGCCGCGTTCGACCCGGAGCTGGTGGGCCGGGTGTACCGGGTGCTGGGGCCGACGCACCGCACGTTCATCACCCGTCGACAGATCAACGTGATCGAGGTGGCGAGCTGATGGGCGCCACCGCGGTCGGTTTCGACGCCCTCATCAGGGATCTGGAGTCCCTGCCCGAGCGCGCACCGAAGGCGATCCGGCAGGTCATGAAGCGGGCCGGCGGCAACATCAAGGACGACTGGAAAGCCCGCTGGACGGCCATGCCGCACCGGCACATCCCGCATCTGGTGCGCAGCATCGCCTACCAGGTCACCGAGAAGGGCAACACCTTCTCCCTCACCGTCGAACCCCGGCCGCACGCCCTGCAGGCCCGACTGGCCTCGTTCATCGAGTTCGGCACCCTCACCTCCGGGCCGCACCCGGGCGGCAAGCCGGCGCTAGAGAAGGAACTGCCAAACCTGACGCACTGGCTGCAGAAGGTCACCGAAGACCTGCTGGCGGAACAGAAATGACCGACACGGTCGACGAGGATCACGCCCAGGCCTTCCTGTCGCTGCTCGCCGCGAACACGAACCTGCTCCACGTCTACGACACCATCGTGGCCAACCCGACGCCGGATCCGCCGTACGTGTTGACGTACATCACGGTCTCGTGGCCGCGGGACGGCGTCGGGACGTCGCTGACGGCGCAGCAGGTGACCGTCACCGCGACGGCCAACGTCCACTGCGCTGGCCTCACGCCCGCTGCGGCGCGGGCGGTGCAGATGCAGGTCCGGTCGAGCCTGCTCAACGCCCGGCCGGTCATCACCGGGCGGTACTGCTCGCCGATCAAACAGGACGACTCGCAGGTGCCGGTGAAGGACGAAACCACCGGCCGTCCGGTCTACGACGCCGTCAGCGTATTCAGCTTTTCCAGCACCGGTTAGTCCAATCCGTCCACATAGGAGGCGCGTCGGATGACGCTTCAAGCTTCTCAGACAGTCGCAGTCCCCAGTGGCGGCGTACTCACCACACCCACCGCGCTTACTCCGGCGGCGACAGACACCATCTCGGCGGACAGCTTCGGTCCCAGTGGCCTGATCTTGTTCGTGGTGACGACCGGCACTCAGACCGATGTGACCGTGCTCGACCCCCCCGTGACGGACATGTCCTACGCAGGCACCGTG